GCTTTTATCATGAAGGGTTAACCTTCCCACTTTGTTGTTTTACCGGGCAAAGTCCGGAATAACCCTTGGCTTAGGGATCGCTAGATCCATTGGCCAAAGTTGTACCACTGTCTGACGATCGAAGTGCTGACCGAGCGCTTAGTTCTTCCACGATATGGATTACGATTTCCATAACCCATATCCGGAAGATTCTTCTCTAAGCGTAAGGCATACTCGCGAATCGTTCGGTCTCTCTCCTGATGATTTCTACCATCAGGATTGCCGGCTGACATTCCCCAAAGACGAGCTAGCAACAGCCCGTCTCCATCCGCTTCACCGAAAATTCCGGTGGTGGTCAGCGCTCGATATTGGAATCCTTCGACTCCGTATCGGGCTCTGGATGGACAGGCTTCGTCGAAGTTGCTGACGAGTCCTGTATCACCCGCTGACTCTGGGACCCTGAGCCGAAGTGGCTCTGGTATCCTGAGTAGTAGGTGAGTCCAAGTGTCCAAGAACCTAGAATCACAGCTGCGATTAAGACCGTAGCGGTGAGCCAGGCGCCTGACACTATTAGCCAGTTTGTAAATGGCTTCCACATTTCGGATTCTCTCCTTGAGGTAGATGGGTTTACAGTCGACCCCGTCGAACCAGTGAGCACCACAGGACTCTCGAAAATAGCCGGAAGAGAAACTCTTCTTACTATTGACGCGGAAACCCAGGAACTCACTAAACGACGAAAAGAGATTAAAAGCCGAAGAAGGGATGATAACATCGTCCCCATAAACACTCACTTTCTTGTCAGAAACTGACAGATATTCGCACACGGCAAGAGCCGAAGCGAAGAAGATGAGAGATTCCAGCTCGAACGTGAATCCGTTTCCCATTGAGGAAAACTTATTCCAACGAACGAGCTTACCTTCGAACTTACCGAGCTTGCAACGACACAAGTCCAGCATTTGAAACCAGTCAGGGGGTAAAAGCTCCCGAACTACTTCCGTGCTGATGCTATCAGAAGCAGAGCTAAAATCAACAGTAGCCAACTCAAATAGCGGATTCCGAAACACAGAACCCGCATAAGAGAGCCGCTGATTGATGCTCTGATCCTGCAGGTCGACGCCAGACCGAGAAAGACGTCGGCGAATCATTGAACCGAGAGACTTCTGGAACCAAGAATTAATCCCTGGCTCCATAGCAATCGGTCGATCCGTTTTCGAATTCTTCGGCACAGTGACAATCTCGTTCCCAACCTCCAAAGTATACCAGTTCTCTCCGCAGGTGCGGGATAAGCTGGAATTCCATAGAGGGTATGCAGCCCCAAACCAGGGTTGCACGAAGGAGTACAAGTCGCGCGTTATCCCAGTTTCATACTGGAACTTATTGATAGCCGAAACTTTATCACCTTTAATTAGCGTGGTATTGCCCGGCCCCCAATTTGCTCTACAAACAAACTCTTCCTTACTAAAATCGCCGAGAATCTCAGCAATTTTTCGTCGGACTGCGTTAAGCAGCCAAACGTTGGACCCGTTGTTTAGCGGATCCAAAGCTGGGTTTCGAAAGCGATTATTAGTCAACGCGCAAAGTTCCTCGTACTGAGAGAACTTCTTCATCGCCTCATCCTTCAAGTTAAACGAAGTCTTTAAAAACTTCGCTTTAGACAAGAACGATGTTGCGACATAAGCGTCACGAAATGCGTAGGGGTTGTTAAAGTCCCTCGCATGACAATCCAAAGAGGTTAGCTGGTCATGTTCCTTCGATTTAAAAAGGAGCCAGACCGTCAAGCTTCGAGGACAGTCGAGAGAAGAAAGGAAGTTGTAGATATCAGCATCTGTCTCAGACGGTGATGCGCGAAAGGCCTGAGCAAGTTTAACGAGCTCAGAACCACGTCTCTTTGTAGATGACATGGGGTTTCTCCAAATTTAGTTGCAGGATCGGCTGTTACGCCGGTTAGTAAACGCTTTCGAAGTTCTGCACCGCAGGAGTGACCACTGCCGCATTTGCCAAGAAATTCTTGACATATGCGAGCAGGTCGTTCCGCTGTGCGAGCGTCGAACGTTCAGGCAACGTAAAATCAACCGTTGCGATCAGATCATAGGCCTTCGTCGGCGCCGGCTGAATACCGGTGCTGGTCGAAGGACTGGTCACTTCAAGAACGGGGAGAACCACCTTGATACTCATCTTGTAGTTACGCGCCCCTTTCGGGTTTGGCGTTTTCTGCGAGAATGAGAGGGCAGGGAAACCCAGAGCGATTCCGCTCGAGCGATCTGCCCACTTCGCGACACCCGCCTGATCGATGTTGACAGGGGAGAAGGTGTGTGCGACGGGAGTTGCTTGCCCGTCGTTAATCGTTACAGCTGCAATTGCAGTCATGTTATTTACATCCAAGAGGTTAAGGTTAGCGTCTGCCAACCATTTGGGAGAGGAGTGCTAAAGCGTTCCACATATGTCCGGTTGAGACAGGGTTCTTAAAGCGCGGCAACCCGACCGAAGGAAAGTCCGTAAGAACTGTCCTTCTAAAGTCGAGGAACGTGCTCGAAGAGCTTGTCGTTCCTTCGTATGTGAGACCAGAGGCAACTCCAGACGTAGTTGCAACCCCTGCTAACGTTGCAGACTGTTTCACTGAATTGAAACCAGTGAGAAACTCGACACCAAGAGTGGCATCGAGAGTTTCCAGCCAATTACCTATTGGCCAGATCCAGTCAACAACGAAAGAGAAGGGGACCAACTCCCAAGCAACAACGGCCGGGTTAGTTATACCCAATCGCGGTAAATCCTGGGGAGCTCCTGGCTTCCGGTAGAAGGTTACCCCTCCACGAAGATTAACGGATTTTACCCCATTTACGAAGACTGAGCGACGCAATCCTGCGTCGTTCGTCGTCTGAATAAACGAGACATTTTCCGAAAAGGCATTTGCCGCATAGACTGTCATGGTATGAGGAGCAATGTAAGAATCAACAAGCTCCTCTACAGCACCATGAAGGTCCGTCAGCAACGGCTTCCATCCATACTGGAGTTCAAGCCAGCCACTACCAAGAGCACGGGCGCGATCTTTAGCATAGTCGGCATTAAAGCGGCTATTCGCTCGCTTCTTACCGGCAATACCAAGATCACGCGCCGCACCCATAAAGTCACCTTTTCTAAGATGACTCAGGGCACCAGCGAGTTTGCCAGCCGTTTGGGCGAGCATATCGATGGTTTTCTGCCGTTCGCCCCAAACCACGCCCAGGTTGATATTTGAGCCCTTAATCTTACTTAAGAGCTTTTGATTCAACCTGTCCTGGAAAATGGAGAGTTGGGCAGCTTCAAACGTAGGTGACACATATGTATTCACCGACGAGGCTCCGTCAATCGGACCGCTCTGAACTTCAGAGTAGTAACCCGACTGACCGATCTTCGAGGATGCTGTCCACTTGCGCCGCGTTCCGTAGAAGTACCTCACCTGCTGTTCCAACCGATAATATGGGAGGTTCAGGAGAGGAGTTACACGATTAGGGTTATTAAACCCAGGAGTTGAAGATCTCGTCACTTGCTTACGGTAAGTTTCAGCAATAATAGTCGCATAGTCCGTCCTTTCCGTCAACCCGTTACTTTGGGTATACGTAATTTGATAGAGTCTGGGAGTAGAAAAGCTGATATTCTCGTTAGGAAGTGACATTAAGATCTCCAATAATCGTGTTAGTAACCGGGCCAACATACTCCAAGAGCAGCTGGCCCAGCACCGAGGTGTTTCACCTCATAAAGAATCCCTCCATTTACGAGATACTGTCAAGGTAAAGGTAGAAGAAATGAAGAAGTTCAGAAAACTTATAACGAGCTGAAAATTTGCCCGTTACTTTGTTATACAGAACTTCCCCGTCAGCTTCAATTTTCCCGGCAGTTTCAAGTAACACCCCGATCTGGGTCTCGAATGACTTCATCACAGAGGCATCAATTAGATCTATCCTTCCGTAATAACGAATTCTGTCGATTTCGTGACGTACGTAAGGGGGAAACAATTCTGCTTCTGTAAGTCGAGTCATTTTATACTCCAATTAGGGTTATGGAGAG